AAAACACGTGGGATGTTAGTTCTTTCTTCGGTTGCGAACCGAGAGGCACATCCATCTCCTCGTAAAGGACTTACAGGGCGTAATTTCTCTGCTGAACAGAGACAACCATAGACCCTTGCCCAAATTAGATAAGGTGAGAGAAACAAAAAACGGGGGCAGTGCATTACACTTTCATCATGTGTCTGCTTCTTGTAGTAATCATATAAGGAGTGTACCAGTGAACCGAAACGGGACTTGTGGTATGCCGTATCCAAAATGATTGAACCCTACTTGTCAGACTAGAAAGAAACCGTCTTTGTTTCCCATGTGCTTATTATAGTCCATCCATCCAGTGTATCAATGGGTTGTGTTCCACTTTCTCAACTGGCACAGTATTTTGGATTCTTTCCTGTGCTATCTTAAAATACTCAGGATCACTCTCCATACCTATGAACTGCCTATCCAGTTTCTTACATGCAACACCAGTTGATCCTGATCCCATACAATTATCAAGTACAATCTCACCTTCATTAGAATATGTTCTAACTAACCACTCCATTAATGGTACTGGTTTCTGTGTTGGATGTACTTGCTGTTGTGCTGAGAAGTCTCTTGATATATTCAAGATTGACTTAGGATAACGTGTCCCTGTATTCTCAAACTCCTTTACAGGTTTAAGACCATATCCATGAGGGTTTCTTTTACTCACATAACCTTCAGGATTCTTACTCTTCCTCTTAAATGGTTCTCCCTTCTCCATCTGTGGATTATATGTTCCACCAGCATTTTTATAGAATATTATTACATTCTCATGTGTTTTCATAGGTCTTTTCTTTGCTAAACCTGGAGATCCACACTTATTCTTATTCCATACTAATTCATACCTGAACCAATCTAATTTAGAGCATATAAGTTGTGATGTAAATGGTTGGGAACCAAATAAACATATCACACCTTTAGGTTTAATGATGCGACCATACTGTTCCCACATCTTACTGAAATCTATAATAGAATCCCATTTAATAGATGTAGTACCGTATGGTGGATCACAACATATAAAATCAACAGACTCATCTTGAATCTGTTGCATTAACTCTAAACAATCACCATTAAAGAGATTCGAATCCATCATGTGCTGATATTTTCTTCATTACTGATTCCTTGTAAGATTCTACCAGAAAATCATATGATTGTAAATATGTTCTCTCTATAGGAGATACATTATCTCTCCATTTAATTTGAAATGGTAGATTATTACCATTAGATGTTAGTTTGTTGAGAGATTTAAGTGATGTTAAATGTACTTGCTTAGTTACTTTGTTTAATACTATGATATAATAATCTCTTGGTGTTAGTTGTGAAGAATTATGCTGTAACTTCTTCTGGAATTGTTTCCAAGAACTACATGTAACTTCACTCTCTGGAAGATTAGTTAGTGCATATAATATTGCTGCCTTAGATGAGAAGTTATCTGCTGCACTTCCAAACTTAGATGATTTAATATTAATAGGATAACCAAATAGTTTAAGATCCCACCAGCATCTTGCAGGTGGTTTCTCTACATTATCACCATACTTTTCAATCAAAAGATCAATAATTGTATCCTCATCATCTATACTATTAACTCTACCATCTTCATGGTTCTCACTAACTGTAATGGTTAGTGTATTCAAATACTCAACTGCTTCAACTAATTCTCTTGGAAACATTGTGTAAATGTGCAATTAATAGTATTATACCATAAAAAAAGCACCCGTTAAGGTGCTTGTGTAGGTTATTAAACTGTCCTATTCATCATACACTCTACACTCTAATGCGTCAGGATGATTATCACAATATACTTCTAATCCATGATCTTGATGCCTTTCATGGTAATCATTGATCTTACCATCATTACTATCTACCACATCCCCTTCATGATACTTGTCATAATCAGCATGAACATCTTTCAGATCTGCCTCACTGTACTCTAACATTCCATGATTAATATGCTCTTTATGATCTTTTGGATCAAGATACACTTCATGGTCTAAATCGTGTTTAATTTCAGACATTGACTGCCTCCCTTAGTGCTTCCATTCGAATGAATTGTTCATTCATATTATAATATAATTTATAGTTCTCTGTCGTAAGGTAGTATCCTTTTATCTCGTTTCCATCACAATGCCAACCATAAGCATAAAGTCGTTCATCAACACCATCTATTCTCAATGTTTTTCTATTTGTTAGATAATCATGGTATCTTTCGTCTAAATTAATCATTGGAGTAGTAGTTATTTGTTGGTATCATAACATAAGTTATATATTTTATCTATAAACTTTATACTGTCTTCATACTCTCATAATATATCTTAACTTTTTACTGCTGATGTTCTTCAACTATGTCCATAAGATTTTCAAACTCTTTAAGATGATCTAAATCATATAATAGTTTAGATAGTTGATTTACAACTAGAGGTTTTTCATTCATTGCAGCAAATTTAATTGCACATCTAATACTACCTTCTGCCTCAAGTAAATGATCCAATGTTTGTTTAGATAATGCCATTAATCTTCCTCCTCATTATGTAGAGATGGAGAATCTAACTTAAATTTAGTAGTATCAATCTCTGGTGTATATTCATATCCATATTTTTGTAAATATTGCTCAAATTCTTGTTCAGGAACGTCACCATTCCAATATTCATTTGCAGTATATTCAGATTTAATACCATCAATCTTCTCGACCTTAATTCCTGGTGCAATCTCTTCATAATTAGGATCTTCAATTCTTCTCCATTCATTACCATCAACAACTCCAATATCTTTATTAGTGTTTCCTCTCAATAAGGCAAGAAGTCTTACACTATCATTATAACATGCCTTATAATATCTCATGTTCTTCTTGACCGAATTAACTATCGTATCATGTATCTCTTGCGGTGTAAATTCACCTTCCATAACTTCTCTTAGTGATTCTTGAAGATTCAACAAAGAGTAGTTATACTCTGATTTTTCTGTCATTCTTGTCGTATTGAACTGCTTTGTCGATGATAACTTGTATTTGTTCAGATGTCAAGTCATTTAACCATTCCCAATTAGGGTCTGTCTTATCCCATTCTAGTGTGAATGAACCATCTTTATTCTGATTGACTTTTAGACTGTCGTTTTTCATCTTCTTTGATTTGTTTTCTAACCATTTTAGCATAATATACTTCTCTTTCAGAATACAATTCAGGATGTTTCTTTGCTCGTTTGATAATAAGTTTTGCTGCTTTCTTGTCCTTCATTAATTAGGATTACTTAGAATATCTTGAATAGGTATTTATTCTCTCTTCCTTTTAGATTCCTCATATTTGAATTGACGATTTAATATTGAATTTATATCATTAAGATATGATTGTAATATTGCCTCATCAATGTTATCCTTAAATAGATCTTCCAAATGAGCTGTATGTTCTAATGCAAATACTAATTTAGTATAATCATTCATTCTCTTACTCATTTAGTATTCTTAATATCATATTCTATTGTAATTTTTTTAGATGTTCTACCTGTACTATCATACGTGGTAGAATGTTTAATAGTTCCATCCAATTCAGCAGTTGCCATGTGAGTAAATGCTGCGATGATTTCTTTTTCATTTCTTTTGGTCATAATACTGGATACTCCTCGTTTCTCA